CTCCATCTCCAGCAGCTCGTCGAGCGGTTCCTTGTACGGCCAGTAAGAGAAGCGCCCCTTCGCATCGGTTACGCTCGTGTCGATATGCGCGGCGTAATCCGGAACGCGATGCCTGACATACTCCGGATCGACGAGCGCCGGTATCTCGACGTAGTGCCATTTGCCCGGCAGATTGCCGGCCTTGATAAAGCCCGTGCAGTCGTCGACCGCCAGACGTTGCATGATGACGATAATCGGCGTCTGCGGATTCGCGCGGCGGCTCTTGACCGTCGACACGAGACGCCGGTTGGCCTTCGTGCGCGCGGGCTTGCTGTAGCTGTCGTCGACCTTCAGCGGATCGTCCAGCAGGATGGCGCCCTGGAATCCCTCCTCCATGTGGCCGGCGCGAAAGCCGGTAATCTGCCCGCCCAGCGCCACCGCATACACGCCGCCGGCCGTCTTGCCGTCTATCTCAACGTTCCAGCGTTTGACGCTTTTCGAATCGTCGCGCAACGTCAGCGGCCAGAGCTCCTGATACTCGTCAGACTGCACGAGCTCGCGCGCTTTCTGGCTATTCAGCAGCGCCAGCTCGTCGGAGTAGCTGATATGCAGGAAGCGCGCTCGAGGATTGAGCGCGAGCCCGCGGGCGATCAGGTTGATAACGACCAGTTCCGTCTTGCTCGCGCCCGGCGCCACGTTGATGACGAGGTTCTGTATCTCGCCGTCGAGCACGCGCTGTATCGCGTCCGCGATGACTTCATGATGCCAGTTCAGGCGAAAATTCAGGCCCTCACGCCGTTCGAAAAAGTACCGCGTGAAAACGATATGGTCCCGCTCGCATGCGCTGCGCAACGTCTGCCGGCGAAAGTCGGCTTCGGTCGTCTGCTGCATCCACGCGTCACTATGCCGGTTCATGCGGAACGGCAGGACGTTCGATACGTCACTCATGACTGGCCCCGAAGACCCGCCAGCAATCCCAAGCCTGGCGGGCCGTCGCTCTCTCGCGGGGGGTTATCCGGTGCGGCGCCGTCCGTACTTCGTCAACACCTCGTCAATGATCGCTTGCGCCCGTTCCTGCGTGCCGACCACCGGGGGCGCGTCGAGTGGCACGGCTGCCGGCGGTGCGCCGTTATCAATGAGGCGCCAGCCGCCGCGCGTACGCATCCAGAAAATGCCCGCCTGCACGGTCGACGGCCGCGCGTTTTTCGCGGTCGCGATCCGGTAGAGATTCGCCGCGACGGTCGCGTTAGCCCGATCGACAGAGGTTGCGATTTCCTTGCGGAATACGCGCGTCAATACCGCATAGCTGACGGCCCGACCGGTGGCCGGGTTGATAACGTGCCGGCTGATACTGGCAAGCGGGATGCCATATACGAGCAACGCCTTAACGAGTTCGCGATCCAGCGGAGTCGGCTCAAATCGCTTGTTTGCCATGCTCCAGTTCTCCCTCATCGATCGGCGCGGCCGTCGCGAGCAGCCCGCGCACGTGGCGCGCGATCGCCCGCATGAATAGCGGCGGCACGCAGTTACCCACGGCCGCCCAGCGCTGCGCAAACGTGCCAGTCAGTATGAACGGGTCGGGGAATGATCCGAGGCGCTTCAGCTCGTTTATGGTGGCTTTGCGGTTTTCTTCCGGGTGGCATGCTTCACACGCCCACGTCTTTCCGCCCGTGCATTTGAGGATGGCCGGCGCGCATTCATCCCACGCCAACCGATGCAGATTGAAATAATGTCCCTTCGGGTGAATGTCGTTTCCGCTTTGCCCCGCCTTCAGGCGCAACAGGATTTGCTGATATTTCGAATCCGGCGGATAACGCGCGTCCGCGCGATCGTCGTCCGTACTGACAACATCAAAGAACGCTTCGCGCACGGTCACGGGCCAGCCGGTCGGCGCCGGATGGCTCGGCGCGGCGTCGAGGTCTGAGCGGATACCGATAAAAATCAGCCGCTCGCGCCGTTGCGGCACGCCGTAATGCCCGGCCACCAGCACGCGCGCCGAGACGCGATAGCCCGCGGCTTCCATCTCTTGCAGGATTTGCGCGAATATGAGCCGCATCTTGCCGACTACCATGCCCCGAACGTTTTCCATCACGAACGCGCGCGGCCGGAACGCGCGCAACAGGCGCACGTATTCGACAAAAAGCTGATTGCGCCCGTCCGCAAAGGCGCGACGTCCAGACGTCGAAAATCCCTGACAGGGAGGCGAGCCGTCCAGTACGTCGAGCTCGCCCGGTTCAAGGTCGGCCAGGTGTAGCGCGGTTTCGTCAGTCAGCTTCGTTATGTCGCCGTGATAAAGCGGCACGTGCGGAAAGTTCGCCGCGAACGACGCCGCCTGCAGGTCGTCCCATTCGACGGCGAGCCGTTCGTCGAAACCGGCCATCGAATAGCCCAGACTCGATCCACCGGCGCCCGCAAAGAGCGAGACGACCGTCGGTGCGTCCGGCGCGCGCGGCGCCAGGTGATCGCGCCACGCCGCCTCTAACCGGTCGTGATAGGCCACGGTTTCATCTCGGGAACTCATGCCCGCATGCCGGGCATTTGACCATTTTTACGTCCCCTGCTATCGAGCCGTCTTTCTCGTTGAAAAGCGGGGGGAGCTGCCCGAGGGTGAACTGTTCGATTTCGGGCTCGCTGAAGCCCGTTAGTTGCACGTCAAATTCGGATTGCAGCTCCAGCAGCTCGGACCCCAGCAGCTCGGTATCCCAGCTCGCGTTTTCCGCCAGCCGGTTATCTGCGATCACGTACGCGCGGACCTTCGCCTCACTCCAGCCGCGCGCGATCATCACGGGCGCGGTTGAATACTCGAGTTGACGCGCAGCACGGACGCGGGCATGTCCCGCGATGATTGTCCCGTTCTCGGTCACGAGACAGGGCATTGCCCAGCCCCATTCGCGCATGCTTGCCGCAATCTGCGCGATCTGTTCGTCGCTGTGCATGCGCGAATTGCGGGCATAGGGAATCAGGCGCTCGATCGGCCATTGCTCGATTGAGTCTGCCGGCCACCCATGCGTGACGGGCGGCGTTGCTGCGTTTCGTAGGGTGCGGGCCATGTTCAATCCCTTCTGGCGGGCCTAAGAGGCTGAAGGTATTAAAAAGGAATGATAGTAAATTGATATGATAGGAATTCGGCGTCGACGAAAAAAAACCCGACATTCGCGCGTCGCGAAGCCGGGTTTAAACGCCTTTATCCAAAAGGGGTACAGCATGCACGCGGGGTCAACGCGTACAGTCCGCAACCTAGCCGAATACTAGCTGATTTACGCCCTTTTTGGGGCGACATGCGGTGCAGCGTGGGCCGCACTCGCAAAGCGGCCGTCCGGTGCGCGCAATTGATGCGCTGCAACGTCCTTGCGGAAGTCCGAGAGCCGGATCACGTGCGAGTCGACATACCGGCCGCACAGAAGCGCGCTGTACGCGCGTAACACTCGCTGATCGCGGAAATACCGGATGCGATCGCGGATCGTGTCGCGGCTCAGGTCGTAATGGTCCATCAGCTCCGAGACACGCAGATTCCAGATATAGAAACAGATGAAGGCCATTTTTTTATCGGTCATCGGCTCGGAATTAACGGCCTTGTTCCAGCGGTTGAGCTCGGCGTCGCACGGCGCATCGGGCAATGATGACGGCAGACCGGGAGGCGTGCGCAAACGCGCCAGCAGGTTTTTAGGCGGCGGCGGCGCAAACAGTTTGCGCGTACGGTGCCAGTGTGCCCATTGCAGACAGAAAAGGTGCATGTTCGTATCGCGATTCACGGCGTAGACCTCGCTCAGTCGATAGGCGTATCTCCCGCTTCGTCGTCTGAGGTTCCGTGAATGCGTTGCGCCTCATAGTGCGCAATCAGTTGGGCGGCGGCGTCCGCGCCCTGTATGTCGGTCAGCGCCGGCCAGAGGAAGTGATACGCGCGCGGCGTGCGTAAAAAATCGATGACCCGTTTGTGATGCTCGCGGAAGTCGGTTTCGTCGAGCGTTTCGTACGCGATCGAGCGCGGGATCGCGACGAGCTCGCCGCCGGGTCCGGCGACATAATCGCAATGACCGGCGCCGCACGTGAGCCACGCCCGGAGCTGGTCGGCATGGGCGAACGTCTCCTGTGACTCGAAAATCAGTTTGAGCAAGGCAAAGTGCGCGCGGTGGAATTCGGGCGTGCGCGGCTCGCGCCAGGAGAAGGCCAGCGTTTCGCCTTCGGCCAGCTCGTCGACGATTTGCGCGAACCGGTGATAGGCGCGCTCATCCGCGTCCGTGTAGCCATGTAGCTCGCCGTCGATATCCTTTACGAGAACGATCCGCGCCATGTCAGTCGACCTCCTCGAATTCGGGCACGTCGACGACTTCAAAGACGGGCGCTATGCGCTGGTTGATTTTCTCGGCTTCGCGTGCATCGCGATCACACCATGCGCGCAGCTCACGCCGCGCCGTTTCAGCGGCATAGTCACCAAAGCGCAGGCGAACCCGCGCAATGAGCCGGTGGCCTTTCAGGAAATGACCGTCACGCGCGTCCGCGGCTGCCTCACAAAAACGGGTCCAGCACGCGGCGGCGCTGCAACCGTGCGCGTCCATCTTTTATGTATCTCCCTGGCGACAACCTGTATAAGGCGTCGACATGAAGCATAGGACGATGTTCGGCAAAAGGGAAATTTCGCCCACTCTCGCAACGCCCTAGCTGCGCGGCTTAGCCGTTAATACTATCATTGCAATTTCCTATCATTAGAGAGCTTGCTCAGGCTGGTTTATTGATTTACTGGTAGTAACTCGTTAATATGGTTCTGACGGCGAACGAGAGAGCGCCGGAACCTACCAGGAGCAACGTATGAACTTCAGAGAGAACCAGACCATCATTGCCCGCCTGTCGGGCGCTGCATGGCGCGTGCAT